AGGATCAGCATCCCGAAGCGAACCAGAATGGCAGGCGCTTCCGGACACTGTCGATCGTCTTCCGCGATTTGGACATCCAGTCCGGATCGCCATGCGATTCTGTTTTCTGCGTATTGTACGGGCCGCGTTTGTCGATCGCGCCAGCGGCATGCTGATTATCTGCCGCCAGCCGCTGCAGGAAAAGATCGGCATCGCTGCCGACCCCGTCGATGCGCTTGCCCCATTGGCGGCCCCAATTTTGCCAGGCTGATGCCGGCGAGGAATAGGTGACACCGTCCACGCCGTTGGGGGTTGCGCCAAAGACGTTGTTTTGCGTCCGTGCCATGCGGCTTTGCCCCCAGCTGCCCTCATTGGCTGCCAGGCCGAGTGGTAAGGTGACATCGGCCCCGTGCGCCGCGGCAACATGTAAGGCGGGGACGTAGTTGGCCGCGAAGAACCGACTGAACTTCGGTCCCACGCAAACCGGTCGTGTGCTGTTGGCGAACATGCCGCCTTTGGCCGGGCGCATTCACGCGGTCTGCCGAAAGAGTTGGTTGGGATCCACGCCCACCGCACCGGCCAGCCTGGCATCGACAGGGGCGGTTCCGCCATTGCCCGGATCGCGCAGAAAGATGCTCATATGCCCTCCTCGAATGGCTTCAAACCACGGCGCCGGCGGCGTCCTTCCACACCCCGCTCGCATGCCGCCACACCGGCTTGCCCAGCGTCGTGTCGTAATACATCTGCCCGGTGACGGCCTTCACCGGCCGCTCGGCTGTAGTCCCGCATCCCGCCAGCCGTCGGATCAGCCCGTTGGCGGCATCGCGCGCCTTGCGGTTCCACTCCGCCTGGCTCGGCTCATTGTCCCTGATCAGCAGGCTCATGGCCGCCCTCCCGCCACCGCGTCCGCGTCATAGCCCTGCGCGTAGGTCCAGCCCGTCCCCGCCGGGACGCTGAGCGTGACCCGTGTCAGGTTCCAATTCTCGCGGCATCGGAACAGGCCGTTGGGTTGCGCCTGCGCATAGCGCGTTTCCGTCATCGCATCGCCCGGCCGGTTCGCTCCCGCCACCGCGACCGCCGCACCGGCCGCGTCTGTCAGCGGGCGGATGCTCCGGATCCGGCTGCGCGCGCCCGGCGCCAGCTCGCGCGCTGCGTCCGCGATCGTCGCCGCCATGTTCGGGCCGGACAGCGTCCCCAGCCGGTGCGCGCCGTCGAACAGCATCGCGCTCGGCACGCCGCCGCGCAGTGCGGCCCCGTCCAGCACCAGCCCGCTTGTGTCGATCGAGGCGTAGATCGCATCCACATCCTCCACGCTCGATGCCAGCGACAGCGCCGGAAACAGCGTTTCGCTGGACAGCGCCGCCGTCGTCCACCGCCCTTCGGCATAATTGTAGAGGAAGACGCTGGTCGCGGGGTCCGCCGACGGCACCGCGACCATGTAGAGCGCGCGCGTCGGGTCCACCACCGCGCTCATCGCGCCATAATAACCGCGGTCGATCAGCGATCGGAACGTGCGGTCGACCTTCTCGTCGCCGATCGCCTGCACGCTCGTGCCGTCGCACGTCATGAACCCGCGGTTCGACCAGAAGAAGCTTAGCTTGCCCCAGCTGGCCAGGCTCTTGGGTGCGGCGCATCCGGCGTCGGTGACGATCTCGTCGAACTGCCAGACCGTGTCGTCGGCGGTGTAGGTCATGCGCAGGATCCGGTCTTCCTGGAACACCAGTCCATATTCGCCGCCGACGATGCCGGTGACGTCGCCGCCGCCGGGCATGTCATATTGGCCGGCCTGCGACGCGCCGCCCGGCGTCCAATTTGCCGAATTGCCATTGTCGGACCAGGCGACGCGCAGCCCGCTGCCCCCGGCATAGCCCGCCACCACAAAGCCGCGCACCACGCCCAGAAAGCGCGCGGTCGGCGGGCTCCCGCCCAGATTGGTCATCGCGCCGGGGGAGGCAGGGTCGAACCGCTTGATCTGGTCGGTGCCGTTCGTCGCCAGCATGTAGGCGCCATAGGGGCAGAAACGCACGCCCAGGTCGCGCGTCCCCGCCATCCCGCTCGCGACGCTGGCATAGCCCGCGCTCGAATAGGTGTAGATGTTGGTCGCCGTCGCCGCGAACAGATAGGGCGTATCGGCATGGCGATATCCGCCTGCGCCGATACAGCGCGCCGCCAGCGTCCCGTTCTTCATCGGCGCAAAGCCCGCGATCGGCGCATAGCCGCCCGCGATCGCGACCACCCCGTCGGCCTGGCTCAGGCCCTGGCTCGCAAAGGCCGGTTGGTCGGGCAGCCAATCCCCGAACAGGATGCGCGTCATGGCGTCACCGATTGGGTGAGCGTGCCCTTCAGCCGCATGTTGCCGGACGCGTCGATCGACGCGACATTCACCCCGCCGATCGCGAAATAATATTTGTTCGCCGTGCGGTCGTAGCTGATCGTGTCGCCGCTATCGAACGTGATCGTCGGCTTGGCGGAGATGATCTGCGCGAAGAAATTGGCGTCGCCGATCTGGACGAAATTGCCCGCATTGACCGATCCCGGCACGGTGATGCCGGTCGCATTGACGTCCAGCTTCGATCCGCCGCCGATATTGAAGCCGTACGTGTTGGTAGAGCGATTGAAAGCGATCGTATCGCCCGCATCGAACGCGAGATAGGGTAGGCCGCCCGCGGACGTCAGATAGAAATTGGTGTCGCTGTTCGGCGCTATATAGCCGGCCGCGATCAGATTGCCGCTCCCATCGAGCGTGGCCCTGCTCGTGCCGCCCACCGTCCAGATGAACGTGTTGCCCGATCGGCTGAAATAGAAGGCGTCGTTGGTATCGAAATCTATCAGGCCATCGGTGCCGTTGAACCGCAGCCCGAAACGCATGTTCGGGTCGGGCGAGATGACCCCGCCTTCGAAATAATGGCCGGCGCCGGTATCGGACCCATAATGCATCGGTCCGCTCTCGGCGTTGAAGCCGATGAACCCATTGCGGGTGCCGTCGAGTTTATGGAATTGAACCGCGCCGGTGTAGCCGGCGATTCCGGAACCAAAGATCTTTACCGCGCCACCAAGGCCGTTGACACTCGCCGCCACAACGGTCGGCGCTTGGAGGTCGGTACCTACAGCCAACGAACTCGAAACGCTTACGCCCGAAGAGTTGAGCTGTAAGTATGTCAGGCCGTGGAGGGTCAATATTATAGAATTTAGTGATGAATCAATGGCTCCAAAGTATAAATCGTCGCTAGGTGTAATGCCGGCGATACGAGTAACCACGGAGTCGTGTCTCTTCGCCGATAGATAGGCATTGTTATCCATAGTTGCGGCCAGCGGTGCTATTTGCTCTAGTTCGAGTACTCTCGCTTCTAGCGACTGGAATGTTGTTGATGTGCTGAGACGCTGCGACATCAGCCGTCCACCAGATATAGGTCGCTGCCGTCTGCCGATCCGCCGGAGCCCGATCCCAGGCCAGAACCGTCGGTGACCATCGCCCGCATCCGGATCGGGCCGCCGGCGTGACGGGTACGATAGCCGGCGTCGTTCACTTCGGCGATCAGTTCATCGTACCAGGCTTTCAGCAACGGCAGGCGCGCGTCGTTCCAGCCGCGGAACTCCGCCATTGCCAGCGCTGCCGCCATATAAAGGTCGGGATGCTTGGCGAGCAGCCAGTTGGTCGGCCTTGCGTCGGATAATGGCGGGATAGCCTGCTTGTAGACCAGCCTGATCGTATAGGCGGCGTCCGGTGATGGCCCGATCAGTAGCGACGATCCGCTGATCGCATAGGCTTGCGGCCGGCCTGTCCGGCTCGACGGATAGAGAAGTCGCAATGTCGCCAGCGATGTGGGCTCCAGCGCGATGCGCGGTGACATGTCGATCGTGCACTCGCGCGCCTCCCGAAAATCCTGGGGCAGGTCGATCATCGGCACGCTTGCATCCAGCGTCGTCGTCACCTCCATCTCGGGCACGTTGAGCAGCCGTGTGAGCCGGCGCTCGGCAAGCCCGATACATTCGGTCGGATTGATGTTGGCGGCGCTGTCGTCGAGCCATGCAAGCAGGCACGACTGTAGCTCCGCGTAACTTTGCGGTTCGGCCATGGCCGGGCTCCTTCGTTGGATGATGTTATGCTGGCAAACGCCGCAGCCCGGCGTGGGCTCGGGCCGTTCGGCGGTGTCGATCGGGGCGAACGGGATTCACGGCTCAACCCGCGTCGCGCCATCATTCGCGGCTGATGAAAGGCCGCTTCAGGGCGCCATCGGGTCGCGGGGTTTTAGCCGTAGGCCATGCCCGCGTTCACAGAATGATGTGCTTCACCTTGCACCAGCGATAATCGCTGGAGTTGAGCAGTTTCTTCACCGCATCGGAATGGCCGGGATTCCACGCATTCACGCCGTATCGCGTGAGCCATTCGAACATCACGCTGGTTGGAATGGAGGCCGCATGCCACATCTCGCTGCGGCGGTCGAAGCTGTCGTTCTGAAGATCCCTGTTACGCTGCACGATGGCGCTATCGGCAATCTCGGTTCTTACCAACACGCTATCGCGCCCCTCGCCGGAGGCAATGAACTTCCGGACGCCGCGGTCGGGGTCGTGATCTATCAGCTGCCAATTGGCCATATGCTCTCCCGATGCATCTTATGGGTGGCGGGATGGATGGCCCGTCTTCGCTCGACGATCGCCTCGTCAGCCAATGTACCAGGGAACCGCGCTTAAAAGACGCGGTATCCCGAAAGGCCATCAAC